TATGGGATTAGTAAAAATATGTAAAAAATAATTAGTACACGAGTATACAACGATCCATTCGTAAACCACAAGTAATATCAGCAAGTGCATCTTGACTATAAGATAATGTACCAAAGTTAGCTGAAGTTAAAAATGTTCCTTCTAGAATCCACTTCTCAACAACAACACCTGTTGGATCTAACATCTCAAGGTCAACATTTTTCTTATATCCTGCAGCATAACCCATACGACCAGTTACTGATTCAGCACATAAACGAACCCATTCCATAAGTGCTTGTGAGGCTGATGGTCCAATTGGGTCACGGAATTTAACTGAAATTTCATCCCAAGTAAATCTACCTGCAACATATGTTGAGGTGTTTAGGAACTGAATCTCAGTTGGGTTTATTTTTATTGAAGGCCGAGACGCACTTTCTACATACCATTCATTTATACCCAAACTTGATGGAAATCTCAAGATAAACCTGTTCTGTCGTTTGGGCTCATACGGAACCGGCATCTTCATTAATAAATCAGCCATAGTTTTTTAATTTTTAATTATGTTTATTTTTTATTATAAATATATCCGTAATAAATTTTTTCTATTTACTTTGATTTAATTTTGGATACAATTCTATTAATTAAGTTCTCTATTATTATTCCTTCATTTAATTCCTCTTCTTTATTATCAGTTTCTATATGAATTTTTGTATATCCTCCTTCTGAAGTATCTTGAATTATAAATTTAACTTCTGGATACATCCTTGATAATTCATTTCTTACAAATTCTATCATAGCTTTAACATTCCTTGGGTCATCGTCTGAAAACCCTAATGAAGCACTAACATATTTGCCACTTCTAATTAAGTCGTCATATTTTGAAATAAAGTCCGCGAGGGCCACCTTTTTGTTATGTTCAGGGTTTGCCGCACCACCACTAACTTCTAAACCAAATCTTTCTCCAAACTCCGGAGATGAAACCGGGTAGTAATCCCCTTTTTCGTCAAGATATAAATCAAGAATTTGATTTTTATCCAAATACTCTAATTTTTCAATAAAATCATCACTAAATTCATTTTCGTGTTTTAAAGTGTCAATAATATTTTCTAACATTTTTTCTTTTTCTTCTGGTGACAATACTAAATGAATAAACATTTTAACACCCTTTTTAAGTACTTCTGGGTTGTGACCTCTAGCTGTAATAATTGAAAATGGATTAGCGTAAATTAAACTTTCTTTAAATTTGTTAAAACTTGGGGATTTTTTATTTTTAAGTATTGCCTCTTTTGAGTCTCTTAAAAAAGTGTCCGGTAATGTAAAATCAATAAAAGCCTCTTTTGGGTTGTTATTTCTTACTCTATAATCTGGTTCTGTTCTAATCTCCGCAAATTTTTCAGTTGACACCTCAATTGGTTTCCATCTTTTACCAACTTTTTGATCCATTTTGATTTTGGTCGGCATTTGTAAAATATTATCGTCCCAGTCAAAAGCATAGAGTCTTAACTTTCTATTGCTTTTCATCTCTAAAAGAATTTCTCTAACTAATTTTTTGTGATTCATAATAATAAATATTATATAAATAAAAAAAGGGAGAACTTGTCCCCCTTTTTCCTTATTCTATTTTTATCACACATCCTCAAACGAAGCACCTGTTGGTGTGATGTAGAAGGTAATGTCAATAAATTCAAGAGATTTTGTAGGTTTGATATAGATTTTACCAACAAGTTGGTTTTTATCTAAATCTTCTGTACTATTAGAAACTGTTACTCTAAAGTCATACAAACCTCTATCTCTTCTAATTGCATCAAGAATTGGGTTAACCGCATTCAAGAAGTCCTGTCTTACTTGTTGATCATTTTGATCAAACAATAGCCTTACAGAAACCGCAGAAATCAACTTACGAGCTTGTAGTAACAATCTTCTTACGTTAATTCTGTCAAGAGCAGATTCTCTTACTTGTAGAGTTTTGTTACCCCAGATTACAGTACCAACATCAGAGAAAGTTGCAATTGGGTTAATTCTACCAAGGTAAAGAACATCTCTATCTTCTTGTGTCAACTTCTTACGAGCTTTAACCGCATTAACAATACCACGAGTATAACCAGCGGCCGCAAACCAAGGGAATGCAATGTTATCAGTTAACGCCAAGTTTCTTGTAACTTCAGCTGTTGGTGGTATGTAGATTTGTGTATTATTCACAGTATCTCTTGTTAATACCCAAGGATAATAAGTTGCTGTGTAGTTAGAATCAATTCCTGTTTCTTCTAACAAGTCAACAGCTTCTTGTGGGTAAATTAAACCATCAGATTCAGTTGTTGTTGCTTGGAACATATTAAAGTCTGGCATTGTTGTTACATAAAGTGAGTCAGCTCTTTCGTTCTCAATCATATCAATTGTACCCTCAACAAGACCGGAGTTATTGTAAAGATCAATACCCGGTGTTGTAAATACATTGATGTTAACAGCTTCAGGATTTGCAAATGTTCTAATACCTAACATATAAGCATAGTAATCTGTGTTACCGTATTCCACACTACCATCACCGATAGATATTTGTTTGAATAGTCCGTTTCCAGTACCATTAGGGTATCTTGTTGATGTGCACGCTCCTTTTAAGAAACCAGATCTACCAAGAGTAAACTTATCTGCGTTTGTTCTATATTCTCTATAGATGTCCCATCCGTCAAATCCACCATAAACAAATACTGTGAATTTTCTTGAGTTTAATCTGTAGTAAGGATTCTCAGGGTCAGTTGGTTCAGAAGAGAATGATGTATTACCAACCTCAAACGCTGGAGTTCCAGATGATGCGTAAACACTTGAAATTGTTACAGCACTAGCGAATTGGTCCATATGGTATCCTTTTGTTTGGAAATCCCATTCAACACCTTCACCGGTACAAAGATTAAGAGGTCGTCTTTTTCCTTTATATTGGAAGAAATCACTATCGTAACCCCAGAATGATGAAAGTCCAAGATATGTTCTTCTTACGTTATCCCCAGGACTTGTAAATACATCGTCAATTCCGTTAGATAATCCAAATGGTGGGTTATAAACAACTTCACCAGGTATATCATATTTAGTTTTGTAAACTGGGAATGGAGATGTTACTCCCGGATATTCTCTAAATGTATAACCTCTAAATCCACAAGGAAGAGCGTCAATTGGTGCGTCCTCATTCATCTCTATTAAAATGTATTTAGAATTCAACACGTATTCACCATCAAGAGTTCCTACTTTTTTAGCGATGAAATTATTTTCTTGTGGGTTCATAGAACAATTTGTGAACTTTTCAAGAACTGTTGGGTTAGCATCACTATCAAAATAATCTCTAATCAATAATGTGAATGTTAAATTATTAAATGAAATATCAGAAATTGACACTTTAATTTCAGTGTTTGCTGAATTACCATCAGAAATGCTATAAACTTTAAATAAGTTGAATACTTTATTACCTCTAACTTCAGAAACAACCCAAGGTGTTACAGGGGACTGGAATCTATCTAAATACCATCCAATTGTATTAGGGTCATTTGCTTGAGCTTCTTCTGTTGTTACAAGTTCAGAACTTAATCCTCTAATAAATCCTTTATTCCATCCATAACTTAAAAGAGTTTGGAAATTTTCTTCAACCATAAGTGGTGTTTGTAATCTTGGTTTACCAAAGTTACTTTTCCCAAATACTTTATTGATATTTTTAGAGTCGTTTGAAGACAATGAAACCTCAAAGTCAAAATCAGTACCAACTTTATTTGTCGCATTGATTGCAAATTTAGCGAAAGGATTTTTCTTAACTGAAGAATAAACACCTGTCATATCTAAAGTAACATCAGTAACACCAGTGATTTCGTAAACTGGGTTAACATCAGTACTATAAGTTGAGATACCTCTTGATCTTAAAGTTACAACAACTAAGTCATCATATTCAGTGTATGATGTTCCAGTGTAATAATAGATAACACCAGTAACATTACCAGAATAGCACTCATTTACAATTGGGGCTGTTGGTGTTGGCGTTGGTGGAACTGGAGTTAAAGTAACACAAGGATCTGGTGTTGGTGTTGGCGTTGGTGCCGCACTTGTTGTTGTGGTTGTAACCGGTGTTATATTTGTTAAATCCGTTACTGTTGTAAAGAATGAATAACCAGTATAAAGACCTGAACCAACATTGTCCATAAGGGCATAATACCAAGCATCGTTAAGTGGTGATGAAGTGTCTAAAGATTCAAAAGGAATTGACTCAACACCAAAAACATTTGTTTCTTGTGTATATCCTGTTGTACTTAAATATGTGTAATCACTTTCTGGTATAGCACCAAAATAGTAAACAACCTCATCTTCCGCAGTTGATGGGTTACTACTTGTTATCACATCTGAGACCATTAAACTAATTTGGTCATCAAGAGTTGTGATGTCACCATCTAACTCTTCATATTCCTCAGTCAACATACTTTCAATGTCAGACGGAAAAGCACCTAAGAATAATACGTTAGTTGGATTGAGTGTACAAGCACTAAAAGGAATTGAGAATGACAATTCTTTTTTAACAACACATACTGGTTCACAATCAACTGTTACACCACTTAAACAAAAATAATCCAATGTTTTAGGATCTAAGTTAGCTTTAGTTACAATTGACCAAGATGGACCCGCATCATATCCGGATAATCCTAATATTCTTGTTACAAATAATTGATTTGATTGTTGTAAATATGACTTAGCAATATATGCCGCTTCATATTTAGGGATTTGTGTATTTACAAATTTTTCTGGTGAAGTTCCACCGAAATAAACTTGGAATTCGTCGTAGTTCTTAACAAAGATTGGTTCAAATGCTGGACCCCTTAAAGTCTCACCGGCAATACCTAATGTGGTAACACCAACACTTTGTGCAACGAAACTCAAATCTACTTCAGAAGTGTACACACCTGGTGATACAAAAACTTTACTGTTAGTAGCCATAGTTTTAAAAATGTTTTATTAATTTATTTTAATAATAAATATTAGTAATTTTCGTAAAAACTTTACTTCTTATAAACTATTTATATTTTGGTAAGAATTTTTTCTACCTTTTTTCTACCTATGGAAAATAAGCCAAAAAAGATAAAAAATTTAAAGATTTCTGTTGAAGCTCATAACACTCTAAAGAGTTATTGTGATAAACGTGGTATCAAAATGTATAAGTTTTTAGAGAACTTAATCTTTGAGAAATGTAAAGAAAAAAGAGATATCTACGGAGAGAATTAAATTAGTTGTTGCATGTATGTTATCTTTGCAACCTCAGTAGCATTTACCCTAACAATTTGTAATGATAAAGTATCGTTTGTATTGATTTGTATTTGACTAAGATTTTCACCATAATAATCACCATTAATATAAACTTGGAATGAACTTACATTTTCAGATGACATAAGTTCTAAATTAAATGTGTAGTTAATTAACTCCTCAGTTTCATCGGTTGTTGTTGGGAATACAAATTCAAACACCTGTGGCTCCGGTGGATTTTCTTGTCGTTTCTTTCTTTTCTTATATGGAGTTTCAGTTTCAAATATTTGAAACGTCCTTGTAATTGCGGGACTTACCTCAAACTGATCCTCGTCAATTAAAAATCCCATCATTGTGAATTCATACTTTTGAATGTAGTATTTTCTTTTTTCAAGTTCCATCACCGATTCATCAGCAATACTATTAAGTTTTAATGGTATATAATGTCCTTTTATTGTTTGATAAGATTGTAATGATGAAAATTTCTCAAGAATAATTTGATTAAATTTATTAATCTCTCTCATTCTATTACAAACAATTGCAACTGTATATGTAATGTCACAAGGAACCGGTTGTGGTATTTTATAAATGTCATACCCATTTTTATTTCCGTCCCAAGTTGGTACTTTCATATAAAAGTATAATTTTCTATTCGGAATATTATAAACTATCGCCGGATTATTTCCGTATTTGACCTCCGGAGTTCTTATTACCGTTATGAATGGTGGTTCTGTATTTTTATCAATGTTTTGGAAGTCCCAAGTCTCTGTAAATTGTGCCCAGTTTTGTGTTGTAATTAAAATATCAATCATTGGAATTGTTTTTCCCTCAACAACACAAGTTAGTTGGTCTCTTACAAAATCTAAAAACCCTCTATCAAGATCTGCATGTAGTAAACTTTTAGGAAGAAATGTTCCATCGGCCTCAATCATATCACGAAGTTCTCTTCTTCTAGGTAAAAGAGTTTTTTCCTCCGTAAGTGGGATATATTTTTTTATTTTTTTAGGTAAAGCCATTTATTATAATCCTCTAAATTCATTAGGTCCAACAGGAGCCGCAGTGATACTTTTATAGAATGGACGAATTCCTCTGTATGTGTGTTTAAAATCAGAAGTTACTCTACCATCATTTACAACAGTATAATATCTTACAAAATTTTCACTATCATAATATCCTATATAATCACCAAGATCAATATCAATCCCTAAATCTTCTAAAGTTTTTAGATAAACAGATATCGTAATGTTTCCGGGTTCAAGTTGTGCATTTTTTGTTGTTCCAACCGTTTTATTTTCTGGTGCTAATACTTGGATATACGCATTAAACTCAATTGGTGGTAAAAACTTTATACCATCTGAAACAGTTTCACCATACACATCATCTGTTTTTGTTTTTAACCTATCAACTTTATATAACACACAAGTAAAATTTAAATCACCAATTAACCATTCTTGACCCATTTCTATTTCAAGATTAAAATCGGTATCCCCAAAAAATTTACCAAGTCTTGTTACAGGAATTCTATTTTCCATATTGATTATTTATTGATAAATATTCTTTTTTTGTTTATTTTTATATATATTATTTAGTTTTGGATTTAAAAAATAATCTAATAGAACACAAAGCTCTTGATTTGTTAGACTCGTATAGTGGTGCTAACAATTATATCCTTTATATGAAATCAAAAAAGGATGTAAATAAAAAGTTCTACCCCACAAGAACTCAGGCTGATTATATTATTAATTATTTTGATGTAAAACCAAAGGTTGCAAGGAAGTGGGTTGATCTTGATTCTTATTTTGCAAATAAGTTTGCTAAAGATAGATACCTACTTGAAATACCAGAAAAAGTTTATATTGAAAAACTACTTGTTGAAAAAGATAAGTCCTACCATATTTGGGGTAAGTTCTTTGAGAAGGATAATTTATCAGAATTTTGGGTACCAAAATCATCATTAATAAAATCACATACGATAGAAAAGGTTGATATTGATTATTCTAAATATGGTCACAGACCACCTTTGTCTCACCAAAAAGAAGCGATAGAAAAACTTGTTGGGTCAAAAAGATTTATATTGGCAGACGATATGGGGCTTGGAAAAACAACCTCTACAATTATTGGAGCTCTTGAGACTGGTGCTAAAAAAATTCTAATCATATGTCCAGCGTCACTTAAAATTAACTGGGAAAGAGAAATAAAAAACTATACCGATAGGAGTGTTTACATTTGTGAAGGAAAAAAATACTCAACAGATGAAGATTTTACAATTGTAAACTATGACATATTAAAAAACTTTTACGATCCTAAAGACAAAGAAAATTCTGAACTTGTTAAAACAAAATATGATTTAGTAATTTTAGATGAAGCCCATATGGTTTCAAACGCTCAAGCTCAAAGAACAAAAATTATTAACAATTTTGTTAAAGATATAAAACAAGTTTGGCTTTTGACTGGAACACCAATGACATCAAGACCAATCAACTATTATAATCTTCTTAATATTATTGAAAGTCCGGTGGCACAAAACTGGATGGCGTATGCAATTCGTTATTGTCAGGGGTATCAGTTTAGAGCTGGTAATAGAAAAGTATGGAACGTAACCGGGGCTTCAAATCTTGAAGAACTCCGAGATAGGACATCAAAACAAATTCTTCGTAGATTAAAAGAAGAGGTGTTAGATTTACCTGAAAAAATAATAACCCCGGTTTATTTAAGAACCTCATCTAGAGAATATAAAGATTTGATGGGTGAGTATTATGAGTGGT